ATGTATTGCGACTTTTGTATATGGCTTTTTGTATGAATTACACAGATGAACAAGCTTGTTTGTATTCTTGAATATGAACGGCAACACTTTATAGATACCAAGATAAGAACCCAGAGTTTCGAGAGAGAAAAGTACTATTGCGTAATTCAACCAAGATGTACGCAAAAGCCAATATATTCAAATCACTTGTTGCATGAGATGTGGAGAACTCAAAATGGCTACTTGAAAGGCTAGAGAAAAACGAGTATTCAAGAAAAGATGTTGTTGAAAATACATCAATAATCACATTGCGTGACCCATTGCGTGAAAGGTTAGTACAGTTGAAACAAATGAAGAAAGAAAAGATGGAAGCTAGGCAAAAAAGAAAAGATGCAAAGAGTAAAGCAACCAAGCCAAAGAAGAAAAGAATTATTGTTGTTAAAAAGTAGTTTGTGTATATTATATAGAAAACAATGTAGCTTTTAACACCACAAGTTCATGAGTTCAATAAAATATCAAATGCTTTCACTTGCAGAAGTGAAAATAATTGAAGAGTTTGAACTTGAAGATACTCTTTGAGAAGATGAATATAAACAATTCGTGTACTCAAAGGGTTTTTTTGATATTGAATTTTTTGGTGATTACTTCTTGTGACATATAAAGGCTTGAAAGGATGGTAAGCACACCGGAACACCCGCTTTCCATAAAGAGATCATGAAGTATTACACACAGTATGGTGAACTTGATATAAACTTGATTGTAGCAAGGCAACATGCCAAAACAACTATTACATGGATTTATATGTTGTGGAAAGTGTTATATTATCCGAAAACAGCAATGTTGTATATTGCATCAAAGGGGCTTGGTGAAAAGACATTGTGAAAGATTAGAAGAGAACTTGAAGTGAATGAACTTTTGGTGTGAGTATATGGGAACTTACAACCTAAGAATTCAGATGATCCACGAGATGCGAAGCTTTTAAGATGGAGACAAAGGGAACTTGAAATGTTGAATGGTTCATATCTCGAAAGTTTAACATCATGACAAAAGGCAAGGTGAACAAGGTTTGATGAAGTTGTAATTGATGATCCACAAGAAGATGGTGATGCAGATACACCCAAGAAAGCACAAAAGTTTATTGATTGGTACAATAAAACGGTTGAATGATTGAATAAAGACTTGCGCACAATTGTCATATGAACCATTGTAAGTGAACTTTGCTTTGTTAAGTACCTAAGAGATAAAAAAGGATGGTTCACGGTTCAATATGAATGATGTGATGCTAATTTAGAAAACATATTATGGAAAGGCTTTTGGAGTAAGAAGCTTTTTAGGAAAAAAAGGGATTGATATTTCTATATTAACCCAAAGACATGAAAAAGATGATTTAAAAAGTGAATGGGAACAGCATTTTTCAATCAAGAATATAGAAACATACCAATTTCAAAACAAGAAAGACCAATGAAAGATTATTGGTTACGATACCACGCATGATTTAAAGAGTTTGATAAAATCATTATGGGTATTGATCCGGCAACTTGATTGAAAGAAGTAAATGATTTCACCGGTGTGGTGGTGATTGGGTTGATTGGCAACAATACTTATGAAATATTTTCAACTTGATTAAAGCTTTCACCAAATAAGTTACTTCAAACGGTGTACAACATATTCTTGAAGTACAAACCGGATGTGGTGATTAAAGAAGCCAATAAAGAAACCAAGCTTGCAGAAGATTTGATTATAAAAGGGGTTCCATTGCTTGATGTGTGGACTTCCAAAGATAAATTTGTGAGAGCGGAAGCATTGGCATCATTGGTTGAAGCTTGATTTTGTTACTTCTTGGAAAGGCAAGAAAGTGAAAGGTGAATTGATGAAGATAAAGATTTAGTGTATCAAATGGTGAATTTTCCGGAAGTGAAGCATGAAGATGTGTTTGATGCTTGGATGATGTGCCAAGAGAACGCACAAACAGATTTTCTCATAGAGGGTGCAGAAGATGAAGTTGTTATTATTTAATTGTTGTTATTATGCTTGTTGAAAAAGTGAAGATTTTTTTAAAAGACTATTCATTGAAAACCTTATGCATTCAATCGTGAGTTCATGAAAGTGTTATATTATCACTTATAAAATGAGAGCATAAGAAATATCACCGCAATATTCTTGATATTCTCTATGCGTTTTTCAATCTCAAAAAAGATGCATTTTATAGAGAGAATATGAAAAAGTGGTACCCAAAAACGGAAAGCTTGTTATGAACCCTTGTGAGGTTCAAAAGGGTGCGAATGGATATTGATTTACAAGTTCTAGCAAAGCAAATAAAAATGAGTGATAGGGCATTGGCTAGGATTGAAAGCGGTGACAGCTTACCATATTACAATTCTTGGAGTATTCAACACATCATGGAAGTATTGAGGTTTTCAGATAGTGAAAAAAAGATGGTTGCAGATTATATTGATGTTATGAAGAAGATTGAAAAGATGGTACAAAAATATGAAATATAAGACATTGAAACAAGAGTGAAAGCAAGTAAGGTGTAAATGATTTTATTTTTAATGCAGAAATGATGCCAAAGAAAACAGCATGAGGTGTGCAAGTTATTAGGAAAACAAGCCAACAGGCTAAAGAAACAGATGAATTCAAGAACTTTGATGGGTTCATTGAAGCACCGGACTTTAAGAGTTTGGAAAGACTTTTTGAAGAAAGCTTTTTGGTTCCATGAGTTCTTGAAAAGATTGCATCAAGTGTATGAAGTAAGTTCATCACAGAAAATGAAGATTTGAAAACAAAGTTGAATTGAATAGATCACGATTTCTTGAATATGGCAAGGGAATTTTTTGGTATTACTTATTTTGAAATAATTAGAAATAAAAAAGGAAATGAAGTGAAGAGATTAGAACCGGTGATTACAAGTACCGTAAGAAAGCTTAAAAAAGGTTGATACGCACAGAAAGTTTGAACAAAAACAGTATATTTCAATGAATTCATTGGGAATGATGATGAAAGAAATAAACAAAAAAAGATTTGGGAAGCAACAGGAGTGAAACCAAATGAACTTTCAACAGCAAAAATACCATGATATAATCCAAAATTGAATGAATTATATGAATTCAAGAATGCAAATATCACTTCAAAGAATTATGGGCATTCAAAATTTGTATCTTCAATAGATCAGATTTTATTACTTTCTTCAATAGATGTGTATTTCTTAAACTTATTCAACAACGGTTGGATGAAAGTTTCTGTTATATCACCAAAGGATGCAAAAACAAAGCTTACAGTTACTTGAAAGAAAGTATTACAAACATTTCTTCAAAACAACATGAATGGGGTGCCAAATGCGTGAACACACGCACTTATTGATGTTGCAATAGAGAAAACAGATTTAAGTGATGATGTTGATACAAAGGCATTCAATGACAAAACAGAAGAGTTGTTGAAGAAAATAGCAATTGGGTTGAATATACCGTATGAAATACTTTTGGCGGTGGTATGAAATAAAAACACATCAACACAGGCATTGGAAAATTTCAATAATCATAAAGTGCTACCAATTCAATGAAGAAACTTGAAAGATTTTAAGAAAATATTTGAGTGAGTAGAGGGGATTGATGATTTAGAGTATGAAGAGATTGATTTGAAAGATCAACTTGAAGAAATGAAAGTTGTTACTTGATATGTGAAACACGGTACAATATCACAAGAGCAAGCGAGAGAAAGGGCATGATGGGATGAACCAAGTGATGGTGATACTTTCTATACATGAACGCTTACAGATGATGAAGATGAAATAAAGGTGGATGAATGAGAAACAAGCCCATCAGAAAGCATTGAAAAGATTTTTAAAACTATTGAAAAAGATGTTAGAGAAAATTTATAAGGAGAAAATAAAAAAAACACTTCAAAAGGTTTTTGATTTATGATGAAGTGAGCTTGTAGCAATACAGGGTGATTTTTCAGATGCTATTGAAAAGATATTTGAAAGGATTTACAATGAAGCTTTGAAGAAAATTGAAAGCAATGTTGAAGTTAAAATGAATGATGCATTACTTGAAAATATAGCAAAGACGGTTGAAGAAGATGATATTTCAACATATAAAAAATACTTTGAAGATAGTTTTAGTATTGGATCAACAAAGCTTGATGCTTCAATTTGAAAGGAACCATGAGTGCAAGTTAAACTTGGTGTTAAACAGCAAGATGCAGTTGATTATGCACAGTCTTTTGCTTGAACCAAGATACAAGGTATTGATGATTATACTACAACACGCATTAATAAACTTGTGAGTGATGGGATTGAAAAATGATGGGGTTACAACAGGATTGCAAAAGAGTTGAAAAATGATTATGCTTTTTGAACATACCGTGCAAATCTCATAGCATCGCAAGAGGTTGGTGAAAGTTACTTGAATTGAAAAGATGTACAATTTAAGAGATACCGCAAAGAATATGGTGTGGATGGTTGGAAGCAATGGCAAAGCCACCGTGATGCAGTCACAACACCGTGATGTATGCATAATGATTTTCAATGATGGATACCATACAGCCAAGATTTTGAAAGTGAATGAAACAAAGACAAGCCAACAAGATTTATAGGGTGCAGATGTAATTTAAAAACAAAATTATTCAATCTTGATGAACAAGAGAGATTGACCGTTGATAATGAACCGGAGTTTTTGAAAGAACAAGGTATTACACTTGAAGATAAATGATTTACAGATGGTATAAAACCCAAGAATTACAACAAGCTTTCAACACTAAGTGTTCCGGCATCATATTTTAATGAAATTTGAATGCCAAGTGAGTTCATAGGAAAATGAAGAGGGTTTTACAGAAAAAGTGTTGATGGATCAACAACAGTTGTGAACATTGGTAAAAGAACAGCAAGTGAGGTTGAAAAGAAGTTTACAGAAGCACATGAAGTTGGGCATTTCTTCTTTGAAGAGAAGATATTGAAAGATAGTGAAAAGCTTGAAAAATTCTTATGAACATTCAAATCATCATTTGATGAATTACAAGAACTTACAAAAGATAAAACATTTTACAAGATAGCAACAGCGAAGTATACGAATGCTACAGCAAAGTTGATTAAAGAAAATGTTGATGATATTGCAAGCCTTGCATCATATAAGGTTTCAACAGCAACCAAGAAAGTCAAAAGAAGATGAAGAACATATGAAGTGCAATATGATGAAGTCACAGAAAGATTTAAAGAAGAAGTTGGTGCATTTCAAGATACTATTGGTGCATTAACAAAACAAAAGCTTGGTGCATGACATAGTTATTGATATTATACAAGCCAAGCATCTTTAAATAAAGAATTGCTTGTGTGAACATCTATGTTTTGAAGTGAATACAATGTAACAAGAATGCAAGCACATGAATTTTTTGCACACTTGAATGAAACGCACTTTTTGGATAATAAAGTATTGAAAGCAATGATGCCAAAGACATATGAAGCCATGAAAAGCTTTTATGAAGAAAATTGATTTAGTTTTTAACATATTGTTATGATTAGTATAGAAAATATTGTTGAAAAATATGAAGATATGTACGGTGATGAAGCAACAACATGAGTATTCACACCAATATTTGAATGATTAAAGTTCAAAGAGAAGTTTGAAATTTTGGAAAAAGCATGATGAAGAAATATTGATGTTGAATATGATGATGAATTGATTGATGGGTGAAAGCTTGTGTATTCATGAGAAAAAGACAAAACATTTGATTTTCTTGAATTATTAAAAGACATTGAAACAGAAGATTAAAACTATATAGTGGCTATATTATCAGTAAACAGGAATTTCAATGGCAAATTTACAAATTATCAAGAAAGAAGCGAGTTTTAACACCATTCTTTTTGTTGCATTAGAGCCGGATAAAGAAGATATAAATGGTGACTTGATTAGTGAACTTGAAATTACTAAAACAGCACATGAATTTATGTTGAATATTCAAGAAAAGGTGGTTGATATAGATCACAAAGCAGAAGATAAAGTGGATGATGAAGATGCAAAGTTTGTTGAAAGCTATATTGCACCGGTTGATATATTACTTGAAAACGGTGAAACAATACCGGCATGATCTTGGATTATTTGAATGAAGTTTACACAAGTAATATTTGATGCGTTTGTGAATGGTGATTTTGTTTGAATATCTATTGAATGAGAGTGATACAGAATTGATGTATAATATTTATATAAAATTATTTAAGATGGCAAAAAGTATTAAAGATATGGTGGTTTGAAATATAACACTTGTTACAAGTAACGAAACACCAGCAGTTGAAAAGGCTACAACAAAGTTTTCTATTTTCAAAACAGTTGCAAAGATGTGTTGAAAAGAGACTATTACGAAAACACAGAAAGAAGAGTTAAAGAAAATTGCAACAAATTTAGAAAAGACATTGAAAAAGTGTTGAGAATAGACACAATGCATTTGTTGTAAAACATATATTTTATATTAATTACCTACTTTTTATGAGTTTGAAAGAAAAGATAAAAAAGGTTGCACAACTTCAAAAAGAGAGTGCGGAACTTCTTTGAGAGGAAAAAACAACAGAAGCAATTGCAAAAATGACGGAAGCTTCACAGCTTACAGATGAAATTGCAGATGAAGCAAAAGAAGAGGATGTTGAAACAACGAAAGTTGAAACAACGGATGCAGAAAAAGAAGCAATTGAAAAAACAGCCAAAGAAACAATCAAGAAATATGCAGATGCATATATTAGTGGTTCAGATTTTGCGGATGTTTTAAAACAAATTTTTGAAGCATCACAAATGTTTAAAGATATGGAAAGTATCACAAAAACACTTGAGAAACTAGATTTTGAAAAAGTTATGGATGCAGTAGAGGTGATTGAAAAGATTGCAGATGAAGAAAGTGGTTCAACTTCTGTTGATCCATGAAAGGAGACAATCGAGAAAACGGAAAAACAAAAGGATGAAGAGATTTGGGATGATTTGGGGCTTTAGTTTTATATTATATTTTTAAAAATTTCTTATTATGAGCATAAAAGAGAAGATCAAAAAAGCTTTTGATACGGGAACAGCTAATAGCGAGCTTGTTCACCTAAATCCGACACAAGCGGATAAATTCATTGATTACATTGTTGATGAAAGTAAAATCATGCAAGATGCAAATGTTGTAAGAATGACTACACCAACAAAGAAAGTTGCAGAAATTGATATTAATGATGATATTTTTGTTCCATGAGTACATGCAACAGAAGTTGATGAAACCATTAAAGCAAGTGCAATGAAAAAAGAACTTGTTTCAAAAGAGATTGTTTGAATGGTTACCATTTTTGACAATGAACTTGATGATAATATTGAATGAAATGCATTCAAAGATCATCTTATGAGAATGATTGCTAAAAAAGGAGCAACACAGCTTGAAAAAGTTGGTATGTATGCTAAAAAAGTTGATGCACCGGTTTCACTTATGGGAATGTTTGATGGGTTCATTACTCAAATCAAGAAAAACGGTGGTTCTGTACTAGATGCAACAGATACAAATATTTTTGCAGATAGGTATATTGATAGAACAAAAATGAGTAAACTCTACAAATCAGTTGAAGAAAAATACCGTGAGCTTATAGATGTTCTCTATGTACCATGAAACATAATGTTAGATTATGAAGATAAATACCTAGAGGGTAACACTAGAGTTCCAACGGATCGACTTGGTAAACTAGGATTTACAGAAGCCAACATTATTGGTAGATCAAGAGCAGTTCCAAAAACATCATGATTTGCAACAGAACTTTCTTCGGATGTTACAGCCGGAGACACAACAGCAGATGTTGATAGTGCAACAGGTATTACAGCCGGAGCAAGTATTGCTTTTGCACTTGATAATGGACAAGAGCATATTACAAAGGTTGTAAGTGTATCAACAAATACTATCACAGTAGCGGATGCGTTCACATACGATATTGATAGTTCAAGTGCAACAATAAATAAAGTTGTTGAAGTTCTTACAGATGCGGTTGATGTACTTATTATGGCAAAAAACAACATGCTATACGGTATTCAAAAAGACATCACAATAGAGCCGGAAAGAAAAGCAAGACTTAGAGCAACACACTTTATCTTCACAGCAAGAATTGATGTATTACTTCTAAACCCAAATCTTTGTGCATTACTAGAGGGTGTAAAATCTCGATAGTCTAAAAGACATTGCAACAAGTTATAAAATAGATACTGTAAAAGGTGTCTATTTTATTTTTATTATTACACATATTATGCCAAAGAATACGACAAAAAAAGCAACGAAAACTAAAAATGTTGCAAAAAAAGGTGAAGAAAAAACACCAAAAACATTAAAAATGATTAATGCTTGAAACATCATATATAACGGTATAAGACCGGATGAAACAATAAACATCACACCGGAGTATAGAAAGAAATATGAAGCCAAAGGATTTTGTTTAATTGATGATTATGCAAAGAGAATAAAAAGCAGAAATGATGCTAAAATTAAAGCAGATGTGGATGTTCTACAAGCAGAAGAGGATAAGAAAGAAGAGCAAAGAAGAATTAAAGCAGAACAGAAAAAGCTAGATGGTGAAGCACAGAAAAGAAAAGAGCTTGGTGAAGATGAAGTTGAAGAGGATGATGAAATTGAAGAAGAAGAGTTTGATGATGAAGAAGATGAAGAGGATGAAACAGATGAAGAAGAGGTTGAAGAGGATGGTGAAGAAGAAACGGATGAAGAGGATCAAGAAGATGAAGAAGAGGTTGAAGAAGAAGTTGAAATTGACTTAGAAAATGGAACAATTCAAGATTTTAAAGCATTTGCAAAAGAATTTGATATTAAAGTTACTTGAAGAGCAAAAGAGGATTATAAGAAAGCAATTGAAGCTTATATTGAGAAACAAAAATAATATTTAATTTCAGAAAAAGGGATGGAATACACAACACTTGAAAATCTCAAAGAGTATCTTTGAATTGAAACAACAGATAATTCAAAAGATGCTTTGCTTTGAAGATTAATAAAAACCGTCACAAAACAGTTTGATAAATATTTGGGTTTTTCATTATGAGAAAATACATATAAGCAATACTTGAGTTCATACGGTGAATTCATTGTGGTTGATTATTTACCGGTTGGTAAAATTATTACAATGAAAGAAAGCAATCCCACCGGTGCAAGTTTATCAAAAGATAGGATTGATGAATGAATAATTTATTTATCAC